TTTATCCTTTTCCAACAACCAAATCGCAGGGCTTATGAAGCGATCATCATCCTTTGGGGTAGTGGTTGAGTGCCCGTGACAGCGACGGGTCTTCCTTCCCTGAGACACTGGGTCCAGGTTATGGGCACACGAGCTTTGGCCTGTGCGAGCCTTGACTGATTGGTTTGCCTTAAGTTAGATTATTGAGTTTTTGATTGACCATCAAGTAATAGAGTTCGTTGCTTTTTTTGCCAGGGTGTTGGTTATCAAAATTAAAATCGATTCTGTTTTCCAGGAACGAATCGTAGAGATTGACCCACTGGGAAAGGTTAATTCCACCAGCCTCTTGATAATGTTGATGAGCTAATTCGTAGAGTTTGTATATGTCTTCATCATCGCGAGTTTCGATATTAAGTATTTCTTTTTTGGTAAATCCTGTATAGGCCTCTGGTAAAACATCATGCAATTTAACAAAATAATTTTTATCCCAAGGACAAAGTCCGTTGATAAAAAAAAGATTCTTTATTTTAAGTTTATTTGCTAGATTAGAAATTATATTAGTATACTGTACAACTTTGAGTATTTCCCAGTGCAAGTGGTGTAGTGTTTTTAATCTGTTCAATATGTCATCGATATATTCCCTGGTCCAGCGATCGCCGCGATTTAAGTTTATGTTATGAGAATTTTTAAACTCTTCTGGGCCAGTCAATGATTCGGCAGTGTTCCATAGTTCAAACCCAACCGTAAAATTGTATCTAGGCATGGAGGTCCATTGACAAAACAGTGTATCAATGTCGGCCCCAAAGGTCGACATCATTTCAATAGTATTCTGGAATATTTCTGTGTTACTGGCACCACCTTGCCCGTGGTTTATTAATTCCAATGCATCAAATTTTTGGATATTATTTTTACATAGATTTACCCACAAAAAAGGACAATCTTTTACAGGGATAGTAACAGACGTTTCTGGAGCAGCGTCGATCCATCCATTACCAGCAGTGAAACTACACCCAGTAAACACTACTTTTTTTATCAAAATATTTTTCCTTTGATATGACTTCCGTGGACTCGAACTTGTATATGCCCGTTGTAGTAGTCGTCTGATTCCAACACACGTCTTGAGAATTGTTCGCGAGCTTCTATGTAACTACATTCAGCCTTGGACCTACAGTAGTACAGGATTTCGCGGGAGAAGTTTTCGGGGCCTAGTTCTACAACGTCTTTGGTGAGTTCTGGGGAAGAGCCGTAGTATGTCTGCCAATCTGAATCTATGGTGCCACGTATCTTCTTGCGTTTTTTTTTGCCGTTTTTGAGTTTTACTGTTTTATATGTTGTTTTCTTGAATTTTGCTAGTTTTTTGCCAATATACATCCTGCCGGTGAGTTTATTTGTTATCAAATAAACGAAACCAGCGCAATCTTCGGGTAATTCTGCTACCTCTTGGGATTCGTAAAGCCATGTCATTCATTGCTAGTTATACTATTTTTTAGTGCTTTAAATTTTTTAACTCATATCTACATCTGTATTGTAGGCTGTAAAACCATTTTCTTTAACTACTTTGAGAATATTGTTTACTCTACCAATAAGTTCGTCTCGATGGCTTACTAACCAAATACTTTTATCTCGATCTCTAGACATTTGTTTTAATAAAGCCAATGAACTTTCAACACCACTGGAGTCAAGTCCGCTGTCGATCAGCTCGTCAATGAACAGCACATTGATGGGGTGATATAGGCTTTCCCAAACATCTCGGAAGGCCCAGCTCATGCTCAAGATCAGTCGATTACGTTCGCCTCGACTGAGATTGTCAAAGTCCAGATCCCTTCCTAGTTCAGTGATCTCTACCGTTAAGTCATTTTGGAATATGACCTGGTGTGGCAGCCCAATGCGATCCAGATAGTGAGTGAGCCTCTGATTGAGATAACTCAAATTTTGCTCAATGATCTTCTTACGGATAAACGAATCCTTGTTGGTCAATAGTTTCAGCAAAAAGTCTTGATGTTCGTGTAGCCTTGTAAGTTCATTGAGCGTGTCGTAAGTGACTTCCTGCAGGGCCTGGTGCTGCATATCCTGGATCTGTTCGCCATAAGGATCTGTTTCGGTTTGGCGATTGGCGAGATCCTTGCGCAGACCATCTAGGCTGTTTTTGTGATTCAAGGCCAATTCCAGCGTATCATAAAACACCGCGGGCGCAGATCCCAGTTCACCAAGATCGTCTAGTTCATTTTGATGCTCGTCGCGCTGGCTTTCGTTGGTGAGGATCTGTAAAGAAGTATCCTGTAGTTGTTTTTGTTTGTCCTTGCGGATCTCGTTTTGTTTTTCATCATGGATGCCTTGACCACAGGCATAGCACCTGTGATTGTCTAGGTCTTCGATCTCGCCTTTGAGTTTCTCTGTCTGTCGCGTCAACTTGTCGTTTTCCGACTCGATTTGTTTGATATATTTTTTGTGCTCATCGATCTGCTTGCGCCGGCTGTGATAGGATTCGAGATCACGATGATTTTGTATCTCAGATTCGATGTCAATGTGTTCCAGGGCGTCAATGGCCTGTTGCAGCTTCTCGCAATCTTCTTCTTGCTTGCGGATCCACATAATCTGGCGTTTCTTGAGGCTCTCGATCTGCTCTTCGATGCGTTTGTTGGCTTCCTGCACCGCACGGATACGCAGTTCCTCACCGGTGATGGATTCTTTGGTAGCACGATTCAGTTCTTTGATCTTTTCGGCACGTTCACTGAGTAACGTGATGCCCAGCAATTGTTCGATCAGCACACGCTGATCATTGGCTTTGAGACTCAGGAATGGTTCGGTATAGGTATTCAATGCCAGCACATGTCGGAACATGTCATGTGTCATACCCAGGGCCGATTCTATAGCATCTTGTGTTTCTCGGCTATCGCCCTGGCTGTTATCATCAGCGGCCTGCTCTTCGTTGTTGACGTAGAACTTCAAGATGTTGGGCTTACGACCGCGCTCGATCCTATAGTCTTTTCCGTTGATTGAAAACTCTAAACTAACCAACATGTTCTTGCCGTTGGTTTTGTTGATGAGATTGTCACGACGGATGTTGGTCAGTGCTTGCCCATACAGCGAATAACTTAAGGCATTGATGATGGTAGTCTTGCCTGTGCCGTTCCTGCTGCCATCACCTCCTAGGTCGAGGTTCTCTCCCAACACCAAAGTGAGATCGCGTCGATCGAAGTTGATGGCTTGTGTGGCATTGCCCACACTCATGAAATTTTTTACAGTAAGATCTTTTATCTGTATCATAAGTTCAATTATAATATTGATTACGATATTTGTCTAGAGTTGGCACGTAATCTTTCAATAACACGGATCTTGACGCATCCAATTTATCATTCAATAAAAAAAATTCAGAAAGATCAGCCGGTCGGTGATTATTTTCAAAATATGAAATCAATCCATCGATTGTGCTGGCAAATAACAGGTCGTTTTGATAGCATTGCATTGGTCTGATAGAATACAGCGATGATAAAGCAACACTAGAATCGGGAAAAAGAAAAGGGGACATTATTTTTGGATCAGTTACCAAAGAGCAATGAATTAATGTGCCAGGAAACATTTGATCAATAAAATTATATAGGGTATGTAAATTAGATACGTTATAGATGGAAACAGAGACATTGACCATAACCTTATGACCGTTGTCGACGAGATATTTCCAGTTCTGGACAATTTTGTTCCAGTCACTGGGCCATCGTATATAGGTGTTAAGTCGATCATATCCATCTATACTGAAAATAAATTGAAAATTTTGGAAATTTTTCAATAGATTTTTCAGCCTAGGAGTTATATTAGTTCCATTGGTATTGACCAATATCTCTATGTCAGTCTTGCCTTCCTTTACACACTGATCCAAGAAATGATAGAATTCATGCATCACCGTGGGTTCTCCCCCAGCAACGTAGAGTTTTTTGACAGATTCAAAATTTATAATTTCAAATCCGCTGGTATGTGTTTGTTTGAGTTTCCCCCCGCGCGGAATAATTTCTAAATTCCGATATTCGCGCTCAATCAGATGACTATTCAACGGATTGCACATGCGGCACATTAGGTTACATTTGTTACTGGCGCGGACTTCATAGTAAACCGGATGAGTGAGTTTTTTTAGATCGCTGATATTTTTGATTTTCAATCTATTTGCCCATTCTACAGTCTCTTGTTGACGGGCACTAGTTATACCGAGTTTTTCTAGATCGTAGCAAAGGGAACAATGATCCGGAATCATTGTTCCTTGTATCATTTTTTCTCTGATCTCGGTGTACTTTTTATCTTTTTGAAAATCTTCCAACTCATTGATGCTGACGATCGGGGTCGAGGAACGACAACATACTGTGGTATGGCCAGAATTTACTAAGAGTTCAATGAATGGAAAGATACAAAAACTTTTGTTTTCTTTTACTAATTGTGAAAAAAAGTTGAAACTTTCCTGATAACTTGGGTCGAGAAATTTTACCGGCGTCGATGTTTTGGCAATTGCTTGTAGAGTTTTATAAAAAGCATCAGGGTGGCTCCACTCCTCGATGGGCTGATCTAACAAGATGATCAGATCAAAATTTCCCATCAGATCTACGAGTTTGCCAAATTCCATGTCGTAGATACTTGAATGATAGTATCCGGGTAAAGAATAAGCCAATTGATCTAACGGTGAATGCAATTCACTCAAAAGACCGTGGAAAGGTTGTTTAGATTGAACGCTTATCTTTTTTGCTTTGATATCAGTATCTTCGGTATTGTTTCCTAAGCACAGAATTCGCATTTTATAATTCTCGATATATCTGCAGAAGAAGCTTTGGGTCGTAGAATTCTGATTCTATTTTAGTGATCTGATCTGTGACGATCTGATCAACTGATTCAAACTTGACATCGCCCGGCGCCATGTCTTCTTCTAATGCAGCACGTTTGTTAGGCATCAGCGCCATTTCTCGAAGACCATACTTGGTGATAAATGTTTCTTTGATGTAATTGGCTTCTTCGTAACTGATCTCGATGTCTAGTTGCACACGGACATGCATGTTGGGTCGCAGTATGCCGTCAGCATTGTCAATGACATGACTCAGATCCCAGACATTGTACAACGGTTGTTCGGGCCAGGCATGATATTCTGGTTCTGCTCCCCAATCTAAGATCATGGCGCCCCGATTGACATCGCCGGCATCGGCAAAGTTATGGGGGAAAGCATTGCCGATATAGTTGATGTTACGTTTGTTCTGTCTCAAATGGAAATGTCCGGAGAAAACTTTATCGTAGGTTCCAAAATGTTCTACAGAGATCTCTCCATGGTCTGGCATTTCTACCATGGCATTCATTTTGAAATGTGGCAGCTCAAAATGTCCAAACATGTATTTGCTGCTCATCTTTTGAACTCGCTTGTGATCGTCTCCTACCAACCACGGAGCGATGATGACATCGCCTTCCTGTAACCAATCATTGCAGATATGGATGTTGGGAATGTGCCGCGCCCATTCTGCGCCATGGATATCCCGCTTGTCCCTGTAATAGAGATCGTGATTGCCTGGTATGAAAAAGAACTGCGAAAAAGCCGCGCTGAGTTTTTCCAAACTGCGTAGGCTAAAGTTCAATGTTTGTAGATTGATGGCAGCACGATGGTGGTGCCAATCTCCAAGGAACATGCCAGTCTCGCATCCATTGGCACGTCCGGTCTCTATGACCCAGTCTACGAATTTTTCGCAATCTTGATTGTGTAATAGGCTGTTCGACTTCAGTCCAAAATGGATGTCAGTGAAGACGATGGCCTTTTTAAATAGATTCGCCATTGGGCTAGTATACTAGTCTTCTGTGGGAGTTGCAACCGGTGCGGATGGTTGCGCCGAATTTGAGTATTGTCGAGTCCATGACGGATTTAACCCGTTCATCTCTAGGATGTCATCGCGGATGTTCTGCATCTTCTTTTCGATGTTGAGCACACGGGTAAACGAATTGGTGATGGCCGCCGTGTAGTAAGCAAAAGGATTTTGGGATTTTGATTCATCGAACTGCAATCCGATCTGTGACAATTGTAACAAGGCTTGTCCGCGCATCTCTTCGTTATAGGTATAGCCTCGCCAGTTTGAGCGCGTGGCATAACGCTCGCAGAGTTTCATAAACATCATGGCCAGCTTGCGTGTCATTTGCCCATGATCTCTGCTGTATTCTCCGGTGTCAACATCACCTCGCCAGTGGCTTTTGCCTACTACATAAGGTACTTTGTGATCCGTGATGCGATAGTGGAAAAACGGGGGGAAATTCACACGAACATGCACGGGATCTAACACGGGCTCGTCGATCAGTTCTGCCAAAGGATCCTCGGGCGGCAGTTCCTCAAACCCCAAGATGTCCTCGATGGTTTTCTTTTTCTTGGCAGCGGCCTTGGGCTGCTTTTTGGGAGCCATGGGTATATGTTCCCAGGTCATTATACGGAACACGAGATCGGTATTGGGGATCTTCTTTTCGTTGACTTCTTCCCCGGTTTCTTTGGTCAATCTGGTTGCACGATTACGCCGGGCTTCGGCGATGGTGCGCTGATTGATCTTGCTGACATTGCCGAGGATTATGTCGTATTGATGATCTTTTGCAGGGTCCCTGAAGCTACAGTATGTGTTTTTGCTTAGGTGTATTTCTTTGAGTAAGTCTCGATTATTAAGGTAATTTACCTTGGGGGGAGGTGTTATAGACAACTTGGTTCTCCTTAGGATGTACTTATTATAACGGATTTGACACAGATGTCAAATCTTTTCCAACTATAAAGTTAGCCGTTTTTGATCTCGGTAAATATAGTACAGGAAAACTACCATGGCCACACGGGCAGAACAAGCAGAGCTATTTAACGAAGCTATCGCACAAGGGATGACAGAAGATCAAGCCCTGGCCTATGCTGGAATCACCGACGATGCTGGGTTTACCTATACCGAAAGCGGACAATTACAGCCCTTGGTAGTCGGGCCTGGGGTACGGGAAGGCGAGACCATAGTCCCTGCAGGGCAGAGTATTGATTATGGTGATCCGACAGATGATACCACTCCGCAATCCTCGATAAAAACTTCTCTTGTTGAAACCACTAGTCAGGTAACTGTAACTGGTGGCACAGAGCGTGTTACTACTTATACGCCCACAGTTTACCAAGACACTGCTGTTAGCTCTGCACTGAGCCAGGAAGCAGATTCTCTACAATCTCAGAAAGAGGCTCGGTCTGCACAACTCCGCGCCGAAGGAAGAACCGGCGCCGAGATCCTGAGAGATCCCGAATATCAAGCACTGAGTCGGGCACAGCAAGAAAAAGAAAATGCCGCACAGGATGCCAGAGAACCTGTGCAATCTGGAACAGTCACAACAACTGTTTCGCCGGGCAGCGGCAATGACTTTGAAACCACAGTGCCTACCAACTATACCGTCGAGAATTCGTCCGGCGATGATCCCTATGCCAATCTCACCGAGATAGAACAAGGGCCCGACGGATATGAATCGGTACAGTGGGATCAAGCCAACACTGCCGGTCTAGATGATCCCTATGCGGATCAAGCCGGAGTCACCGAATTCCTGCCCGATGATCAGGTACAATGGACCGAAGAAGATGCCGCGGGACTAGACGATCCTTATCGCGATGAAACCGACGGTGGCCTCACAGAGTTCACTGAAAATGATCGAGTCCGCTGGGCAGAGGAAGATACCCTGGGATTAGATAGTCCTTACCGAGATGCCGAAGGTGAAGACGAGATAATCGAATTTACAGAAAATGGCCCAGTAACCAGAACGGCGGAGCAAGCTCAGCAAGCGGCCCGAGAGAATGCAGTCAAACAAAACGCACGTGCCCAGGCCATACTACAACAACAGCGCAAACAAGCCAACGACGGCGATTGGCGTGTCAGACTGAGATTAGCACCACTGGCCACGTATCTTTACAGGGCCGACGATTGTGGGCCGGTATTACAACCTCTTAAAGACACCGATGGTGTGGTATTCCCTTATACTCCGCAGATCACCACGGCTTATCGTGCAGACTACAGCGATTACAAACTCACACACAGCAATCATCGCGGATTCTTCTATCAGAGCAGTTACATGGAAGATATACAGATAACAGCCACATTCACTGCACAAGACACCTATGAAGCCAACTATCTCTTGGCAGTGATCACGTTTTTCAAATCTCTGACCAAGATGTTTTATGGACAAGATGCGCAGCGCGGCGCGCCACCTCCGATGGTATTCTTGCAAGGTCTGGGACAATATCAGTTTAATTTGAATCCCTGTGTGGTATCACAATTTAACTATGTGCTGCCCAATGATGTTGATTACATCCGTGCGCAGAGTCCCAGTAACAATGCCACGAACTTATTAAATCGTCGGTCTCGCCAGAGCTTGCCTACCAATCCATTCAGTTCGGCTGCTGCCCGCATACAAAACATCTTGAAACCACAAGGAGTATCGGTGGGCGCTCAACCTTCGCCTCCGGCACCCCCAACGTTGGGGAAAAATTCTCCCACCTATGTACCAACCAAAATAGATATTACATTGGTTCTACATCCTATGCAGAGTCGCGAACAGATCAGCAAACAATTCAGCCTCAAAGGATTCGCCAATGGTAACCTAATCAAAGGAGGATTCTGGTAATGGCAGTCTACGGAGCCAATAGCCCTTATTTCACTACGCCCTACAGCCAGTTCTTCCTGGATGTCATGGTCAATCGTGCTATACCCAAAGAAGCCGACGATCAGATGTTCATGATCAATGAGACCTATCAATATCGACCTGACATGCTGGCCTTAGACCTTTACAATGATTCAAATCTCTGGTGGGTATTTTATCAACGCAACCCCAACACATTGACAGCGCCTCCTTGGGACTTTGTCGCAGGAGCACAGATATATCTTCCTAAAATATCAACGCTGAGATCGGTGCTGGGGATCTAACACATGTCATCATTAGCAGCATTACAGGCCAAGCGAGCAGAACTCATCGACCAGATATCCAGCCTACAGGCAGTGATATCCGTGAATCAGCGCAACGTCAACAAACTTGAGGGCAACTTGGCTTTCGCTCGCACCCCACAAGAAAAAACAGCCATCCAAGGACAGATCGCCAGTCTCAAAGGACAGATAGTCACGGATCAAGCACAACTAGGACCGTTAAACTCGCAGCTGGCTGAAGTCAATGCGCAGATAGCTGCCTTGTTGAGACAACAGGCTACCCCAATAGAAAGTTCTGGCCAAGTCGCCAAAGAAGAGCAAGCTGCAAGATCAGAATCAGCCAACTCTACCAACCCTCCATCATCAGATCTGGTAGTTAATCGGGACGGACAGACTGCACCACCCAATCCGGCAATACCTAATAATGCAGAAAAATATCAACAACAGATTACTACCGGTACCAACGGGCGTGTAAGGCCGTTGAGCGAGACACAGGCCTCACAGACCGCTGCTCCTGGTCCTGCCGTTCCAAATAACTTTGGCGGTGATGCAGATGCGCAACCTGGCGGATTTTATGGGGTATATCCTAGCCAGATTCGGGGGCAAGGGGCTGTCAGCGATGATGGCACCAGTACCAGCAACCAGGTAAAAAATTACCTAAATCAGATATTTGGTAGCCAGCAAAAGATCGTAGCCCAAGACAATCCATTAGACAAGTACGCTTCTTATACCTACAACATCAGCCTGTATCTCATGAGTCCCAGTCAATATAAAAAGATGCAGTCCACCAAACAAAAAAACATCGCCGGTTTCCAGTTGCTGATGCAGAGCGGCGGCGCTCCAACATCTTCGGGCGAGACCGTGGCAGTAGATCCACAAGAGCTCCAGCAAGATGCCGACGGCATATCTACTACTAATCTAGGCCTGCGCGGATTAGGTCGCAACCAATTTTTTCCGTTGGATTTCTACATCGAAGACGTGCGCCTTAAAAGTGTGATTCAAGGTCGTGGCACAAGGACTAGCCATAATGTTTTTGATATGAATTTCAAGATCATTGAACCCAATGGTATAAGCCTGCTGGATCGTCTTTATGCTGCCACTGCACAATACATGCCCGGCAACCCTGACGCTCCTGCACAGAAGAATTATGCAGCACAAAATTATCTCATGGTCATTAAATTTTATGGGTATGATGAGTTTGGAAATCTTGTGAAACCACAGGCTCTCCGCAAACAGGCCGGAGTCAGTGACAATGATGCTATAATTGAAAAATGGATACCTTTCCAATTTACCTCAATCAAGTTCCGCATTGCTAATCGTCTCACTGAATATGAATGCACAGCAGTATGTCCGCAGAATGCCATAGCCACTGGACAGATGCGAGGTGTGATACCTTACAACGTAGAGCTCAATGCAACAACGTTGGAAGATCTCCTGACCGGTCGTGTTGGATTCTCTACTCCGCAGCAGGTCGGCGCAGCCGATGGCCGTCAAGTGGTTGGAACCTCGCAGCAAACCGCCGCACAGATTGATGCGAGATTGGCTTCTAGGTATGGGATACCTGCGGTAGGAACCGATACTGATTTTGAAAGCCGTGTAGCAGGTCTTCCTCCAGGATTTGATTCTGCACAAAACATCGGTGTTTCAACAGATACAGATTCCACAGTGGTTAATGCCGGTACCGGTCCAACACAGAACGTCGCGCCTCCCAAAGCCGGCACATCGACCAAGACCATAGTCAGCGGGTTAGTTGATGCATTGAACCAATTCCAAAAAGAACAAGTTGATGCTAAAAAACTGCAATATCCTGATGTGTATGAGATAGTGTTTAAAAATCCCTTGCTGGCCAAAGCCAAACTAGTCCCCGAGGGATTGATCAACAAGAAAAACACTCCCAGCATACAGACCAATGATCCTGCACAAAAGTTATTGGGCAGTAAACAGTCTTTGCAGGTCGATGCACAGACCAAAAGCATCGTAGCCGGCACCAGTATCGTACAGTTCCTTGATCTGGTCACAAGGAACAGCACCTACATGACCGAGCAGCAGACTTATATCATTGATGCCAAGACAGGTGAACCTCGCCCCAATGGTCGTCCAGCAGACACAGTGGGTTGGTTTACCATAACCGCGCAAGTCGAGCCGTTGGAATATGATACCATACGTAACGATTATGCTTACAAGATAACCTATGTGATCGGTCCCTATGCCGTGGTGGACCCTAAAAGCGATTGGTTTCCACAGAGCGTATTCCGGGGTACACAAAAGAAATACAGTTATTGGTTCACCGGCGAGAACACACAGATCTTGGACTATTATCAAGATTACAACTACATGTATTATCTCGTGGTCAATGGACCCGCCGCTCCCAGGGTCTATAGTGATCGGCGAGAGTATGACAAAGCCGCTTTCCAGACAGCTGCCGGAGAAAGCAATCAAGGACAGGAAAACAATGTGTACGGTCCGGTGGCTACCTTGGCTGATACGTTGTATAGTCCAGCAGATACCGTGCGTGGAAAATTAACTATCGTGGGAGATCCAGATTGGATACAGCAAGGGCCGTTATGGGCCGGCGCGATAGAAACCAATTATGACTACCGTGCTTTTTTAGTAGACAACACAATCAATTATGAAAGCCAAGAGCCCTTGTTTGAAGTTCTGTTTAATAAACCAGTGGACTACGATCTTGGCACCGGTCTGATGGACCCAGAGCGCAGCAAATTTGCCGGCGACGACGGTATAAGCCAGCAGGCCAAGACCAGTTACATCTATCGTGCCTTGACAGTGGAAAGCATATTCAGCCGCGGCCGATTTACTCAGGAATTACTAGGTGCACAGGTATTTTTCCCGGTACCCAATACACAAAAATCTGAAACCAATCGTAGTGTGGTACGCACAGATGACTCGGGAACTCGTACAGGTTCTTCTACTCTTTCCGGTAACGAATATACCAATTTCCGCAAATCCGAGATCGCTGCGCAGAACGCCGGGTCCAACGTCACGGAGTGGAAAACAGGATATGCCAATGCCTATGCCACGGGTGCCAGCCAGACCAGCATGGCATCACAGCTGGCGCAATCAACGACCGCATCAAATACCACGTTACTATCGACACCACCGGCCCCGACCCCACCTACTAGCGGTACACAGACCGTGGGCCCAGCAGCGTCTGATAGCGCCGCGGTAAACTCTCAGGGTGGTGCCGCAGGCGGCAATATCGGCACACCCACAGCATTTGTAGTATTAAAAAATGGTGGAGCAAGAACAGTGACCAGCCAAGAAGAAATACGTGCATTGGTCACCAGCGGCCAGGCATCGGCTATGGAAGGTAATAATGCTAGTCGCAGCTTGTCAGCCAGACAAAACGCGGCTAATTCGCCGCAGACATCAGCACCGACACAAAAAACTGTAAGAGAGACTTGATATGGCAGATAACGTACAACGGAGTCGAGGACGTGGCTCCGGTTATAAATTTGATCGAGGTGGTCAGCCCACAGAATTTGGTCCGTTCATAGGAACGGTCCGTAACAATATTGATCCCACCCGGACCGGCCGTCTACAGGTCTACATTGAGCAATTCGCTGGCGATAACCCCGATGATGAAAGCCTATGGCGGACAGTGAGCTATGCGCCACCTTTCTATGGATATACTCCGCATTCTGGTACAAACGAGGGCGCCGGGACATTTACGGGCAATCAGCAGAGTTACGGTATGTGGTTCACACCTCCCGATCTTGACAGCCAGGTTATTTGTTTCTTTGTGGCAGGCGATCCAAACCAAGGCTACTGGACCAACTGTGTGCAAGAGCCCGGCATCAATCACATGGTGCCAGCCATCGGCGCAAGTCGAAAGTTTAATCTGGAAAATAGTCCGCAAGACAACTATTTCGCTGGCGCCAGCCAACTGCCTGTCACAGAGATCAACAACGAAAATGAAGCCATAACCGAAGATCCTAGATTCTTTGACAAACCCAAGCCGGTGCACAGTTATCTTGCTGGTGTGATGATGCAGCAGGGATTGATTAAAGACACAGTACGAGGACCCATAACATCCAATGCACAGCGCGAAAGCCCCAGCGCGGTGTTTGGCGTTAGTACTCCTGGTAAAGCCATCTATCAAGGTGGACTCAATGAATTAGATATCAAGAACAAGCTAGAGCGTGGAGAGATATCTCCCACTGAAGCCCGTGTAATCGCACGACGTGGCGGCCACAGTATCGTCTTAGACGACGGTAATCTTGAGGGCAAAGACACTCTTGTGCGCATCCGCACGGCCAAAGGCCATCAGATCACTATGAGCGACGACGGTGATTGTTTTTACATCATACACGCCAATGGCCAGTCTTGGCTAGAATTTGGCAAGCAAGGTACTGTGGATGTGTTTTCGACTAACTCAGTGAACGTCCGCACACAAGGTACCATTAATCTTCATGCCGACAAAGACATCAACATGTTTGCCGGTGGTGCCATCAACATGAAATCTACTACTATGAAATTCCAAGGAGATGCCAGCGTGGATATCATTGGTACAGGTAAAATGACCCTGTACAGCAAAAATCTCATCGGCATCAAGTCAGATGGAAGCCTGGCTTTAAAAAATACATCTTCAGGATCGTGGGATGGAGGTGCCGCATTGAATTTCAAAGCCGGATGTATCAATCTCAATTCGGGCAGTGCGGCGCCTGTAAACACACCCCCAGATATCAAAGACCTCAGTCTGGCCGACACTAAGTTTGTGGAAGGCCAAGGATGGACAGTGGAATTTGGCAAGCTCAAAACCATAGTGACTCGTGCGCCCACGCACGAACCATACCCCTATCACAATCAGGGTGTGGCTTCGATTACGGAACTCAGTGAAAAAGAACCTACGGATCTCACTGAAGCCGCAGCAGAAACATTAGAAGGACTAGACGAGTACACCGTGACCGCTGCCATCGACGATGCTGCGTTCCTAGAACAAGAACCCGCAGAACTCACTGTAGGCAGTCTCGATGAGTCACAAGTCACTGGGTTGTTGGCATCAGCCAAAGCCGAAGTTAATCAACCATTCGATGAGATCAGTCTAGACAAGGGCATCGGTGCCTACGGATTTTCTCCCGACCAGCTGGAATCCAGCGGTTTCTTAAAACCCGGTACTGTGCAGACTTTCTTGAAAGATCCAGCCCAGCTAGAATCTGTATTGAGCAATCCAGGAGTATGGACCGGCAAAGCCGGGGTCGGAAGTCTGGGCAGCCTCTTAAGTGATCCAAAGTTACAGAGCCTCACACAGAATGAGATCATGGTCAGCGCCCTTGACGGGCTCAAGTCCGCGGGCGTAGTAACCGGTAATGAACTGCCCAAGGATCTGGCATCCTTCGTTCAGACTGCTTCAAAGTTTGGTGTCGAAAGCACAGTGAGCTGGGTCAAAGGACTTGCTCCTCCAGATATCATTGAGCAGATAAATGCAACCGCGAAAAATGCACAATATGCCGTAGACTTTGTCAATAATAAATCCAGCGAGTTAGTTACCGGTGGATTCCGGATAGGCGGATTCACAGGCACAGTCGAGAGATCAGCAGTAGACACCGCACTAGAAGAGATCATTGGTGATAACAAGATTCCCACTCCCAATTATAGTTCAAGCCTGTATTCCAGTGTTCCTAACGAAGAACTGGTCTACAATGAGGATGCCGACGATGTAGAAATTGGACGTATCGAAGCAGAACGTGCAGATCGCGGACTTGGTACTAGTGCACCGGTATCAGAGATTAGGACCAGTTCTGCATCTTCTGAGATTAATCAGCGCATCACTTTGCTGAACAATGAAATCTACGATCTTGAAGCAGTGATACGTGGTCGTATACGTCGCGGACAAGACACTTCTGTACAAGAAGCAGAATTAGCAAACTTAATCGCCCAACTTGAAAGGCTACAAGCCAGTTAAATAAGATCATGCCTACATTCATTGGATTTAATACAATTAACCAGTTCAAAAAGTTTACGCTCACGGATTTTGAGCTGATCAAGCGCGATCTCGCCAATGCATTTAACATACAGCAGGGCGAGCTCCCTGGACGCCCTGAATACGGTACCACCTTGTGGGGGTATGTTTTCGAAAATCAGATGGCCGAAACAGAATCTGCCATTATAGCCGAAGTACAGCGAGTAGCCGGCGGAGATCCTCGTATCTATATCAATGATGTCAATGTTTACCCGCAAGAAAATGGTATGTTGATTGAACTAGAACTGCAGGTCGTGGCATCCCAGACTGCCGAACGCTTGGCCATCTTTTTTGACCAAGAATCGCGCAGAGCCAGCTTCATCTAAAACTACCCAGTTTTTCATTACCATAAATACTTGACCAATGTGAGATGCCATGGCCAAGACTGCTAGACAAACCGCTATATTCGGAGTAGAAGACTGGAAAAGACTGTATCAGACCTATCGTGAGGCTGATTTCCAGAGCTATGATTTTGAGACTCTACGCAAGAGTTTTGTTGATTATCTCCGGCTCTATTATCCCGAAACATTTAACGATTACATTGAAAGTTCGGAGTTTATCGCCCTCCTGGACATTATGGCGTTTATGGGACAGGCCCTGGCATTCCGCAATGATCTGAATGCTCGTGAGAATTTCCTGGACACAGCCGAGCGCCGGGATAGTGTAGTACGCTTGGCAAACCTGGTTTCTTATACCCCTAAGCGCAATCAATCAGCACAAGGATATCTTAAAGTACTTTCTGTGGCGACCACAGAAAATCTCACGGATTATAACGGTATCAATCTCAGCAACGTGACCATAGACTGGAATGATCCTACCAACCCCAACTGGTTGGAGCAGTTCACACAGATCGTTAACGCTGCTCTGGTAGACAGCCAAAAATTTGGTCGCCCTGGGAATTCCCAAGAAATATTAGGTATTGAAACATCTGAATATGCCATCAACTTGGTGCCAGGATTCTTGCCTGTGGTTCCTTATAATTCCACAGTGGATGGGGTGAACATGCCTTTTGAGGCAGTCAGTGGAACCAGCGTGGGACGTAATTATGTCTACGAACCCAGCCCAAGACCTTCGGGTCAGTTCAACGTGTTGTACCGCAACGACGGCTTAGGATACGGGTCAGAGAACACAGGATATTTTTTCCTGTTCAAACAAGGTGTACTGCAGAACCAAGATTTCAATCTCGCTGAAGCTATCCCCAACCGCACAGTCAACATCAACATTGAAGGTTGTAACAACGAAGACCATTGGTTGTACAAGCTCGATGATGTGGGCAGCATCTCCAGCGAATGGGATTATGTTGAAAGCATCTATGCTGGTGCGGTTGAGCAATTGGCACCAGATCAACGAAAACTCTATAGCATCACCAGCCGCGCCAATGACCAGATCACACTGACATTTGGTGATGGCGTATTTGCCGAAACTCCAGTGGGCTTCTTCCGCGCCTATGTTCGTTCATCAAATGGATTAGAATACATCATCAATCCCGAAGAGATGCAAGCAGTACCTATTGTTATCAGCTACATCAGCCGATTTGGCAGACTAGAAACCATCACCTTCACATGCGGTCTTACTGAACCAGCATCAAACGCACAGGCCCGAGAAACCATCCAGGAGATCAAGCAACGTGCACCGGCACGTTATTACACACAGAATCGCATGGTCAATGGCGAGGATTATAACAATTTTCCATTTACTAGATATAACTCAATCATCAAGAGCAAGGCCGTGGCACGCAGCTCGGCCGGGACATCTAGATATATTGATCTCACCGACATTACTGGAAAATATAGTTCTACAAATATTTTTGCCAGTGACGGTGCGCTATATCGCGAAAACGTGTTGCCAACTTTTGATTTTGACTGGACTAACCGTAATGAAATCGTAGATGTACTCAATAACAACATTGAACCGTTGTTGGCAGTTCGTGGAACATCACAATTCTATTATGCGAATTATCCTCGTCCCAGCCTCAGCATCTTAGGGCTGGCGTGGCAACAGAGCACAAGGGTACTTAATGAAACCACGGGATATTTTTATTCTGGTCCTAATCAAGCGCCACAACCATTGGGTGAATATTCTAGCAATAATACCAGATATATCACCCAAGGTGCCTTGGTTAAATTTGAACCACCACCGGGCTATTTCTTTGATGCCAACAATCGACTGGTACTCGGAGTTCCAATTCGCGCAGACGAAAAATTAGTGATATGGGCCACGATACAATCGGTGGTATTGGATGGCAGCAACAACGGGCTAGGTAATCTAGCGGACGGTAGCGGTCCTGTGATAATCAATAACTTTGTCCCAACCGGTGCCTTGGCTACACAGGTGATACCTACTTTTATCACAGACATACCGTCTGATGTCGAGCAACAGATCATCCAACAGATCGAACTATTTCGCAACTTTGGTCTAGGATACAATAATCTTACCGGCACATGGTATGTGATAACTTCTACTAATCTTGCAGCAGATGCCCCGTTTAGTCTCTCTAATGCACGGAACACACAAGGTCTGCAACTAGACGCATCCTGGTTATTGCAGTTTGTATCCAGCGGAACCAATTACACAGTGACTTCACGACAACTGGAATATTTCTTCTCCAGCGTGATACAGACTCGATTCACGTTTGACGGCAGCGACGAGGTTTATGATCCACGCACTGGGTTAGTAATCAATGATTTCGTGCGGGTGCTTAAAACCAACTCCGAGCCCGACAACAATAGACCTTTGAGTTCAGACATCACCATGGATATTATCGCACAGCCGGTGGAGAGCGATGGATATGTCAATGATTATCAAGTCGTGGTCAGCTACACAGATTCTGATGCTGATGGCATAGCCGATAATCCTGACTTCTTCGATGAAATAGTGGCCCCTGCGATAAATCCCACGACCAAATTGGTGTTCTTCCAGCAGGTCACTGACTTTGATAACCTCGAGCGTTTCTTGCCACTAGAAGCTGGTGTAGTCAACACGTTATATGCGACCAAAGATGCCATCGAATTAGTAAAAAATGAGTATGTAAATGGACAGATTTTCTACGCTACCACGGAAGAAAAATTTTATGAATTATTGATAGAAATAGTCAATGGTATAGTGCAACGTACTCTGATTGAACGCACAGATTATATCAGTCGTGTAGGACGCCAGGCATTGTATTTCCAATATCGTCACAACAGTCCTCTCACCAACGTCATAGATCCAGGCATCACCAATATCATCGATCTCTACGTCGTGGTACAAGATTACTATACACAGTACCAGAATTACATCAGAGATACGACTGGTACCGTGCCAGAACCCCAGATTCCGACAATCAATGAATTGACCGTGGCCTATTCTGGTCTCAATGATTATAAGATGGTATCTGACAACGTGGTGCTGAATTCTGTCGTGTTCAAGCCGTTGTTTGGCGCCAAAGCCGCACCTGAATTGCGTGCCGTGATAAAAGTGGTCCGCGCACCCAAGACCACAGCCAGCGTCAGCGAGATCAAGAGCCAGGTCGTGGCCAACATGAATAACTATTTCAGCATTGACAAATGGGATTTTGGTGACAGTTTCTTCTTCTCTGAACTGGCTGCGTATATCCATGAGCAGATGGGTTCCATCATTAGTTCGGTGGTTCTGGTGCCATTGAATCCGTTGAAGACATTTGGCGATCTCTATGAAATAAGATCTGCTCCCAATGAGATTTTTGTCAATGCAGCCACAGTCTCAGACATCGAAGTGATTGATGCGCTGACACAAAGCAATATCCGTAGCCAGACTTCGGTATCTGGGCTGTATCCTACCCAGAACTCACTCAGCCAGACAGGTGAATATTAATGGTACGCCGCACGATTGATTTATTGCCGGAGATTTTCCGCACACAGACCAACAAACAATTCCTGAGTGCTACGTTAGATCAACTTACTCAAGAGCCCAATCTCAAACGCACACAAGGTTATGTGGGTCGGCGTGTAGGTCCCGGTGTCAATCCGGCTGACAATTATGTCACTGAACCGTCGGCTGTGCGTACCGACTATCAGTTAGAACCTGGTGTAGTATTCCTAAAACCCGATACTAACATAGTCGAAGATGCGATAACATACCCGGGCATGATCGATGCTCTAGGATTGCAAGGCGCCAATACCACTCGCGATGATCGCTTGTTCTCAAGTCAATATTACTCTTGGGATCCTTTCTGCGATATTGATAAATTCACCAATTACAGCCAATACTACTGGCTACCACAAGGTCCCGACTCGGTTGACGTCAGCACTGAGACCGTCCCGTTATCTGACGCCTGGGAAATAACAAGACAAGATACCAATGGAATAGATGGCTACAAGTTCAGTGATGTTGCCGGTCTGAATCCCATCATTACATTGGTGCGTGGCGGTAATTATACCTTCACTGTCAATCAAACAGGGCATGCTTTCTGGATACAGGCCGCACCGGGGATAAGCGGCACCATGCCTGCTACCCCAAACATTTCCAGCAGAGATGTTCTTGGCGTAATAAACAACGGTGAAGATCTTGGAGTGGTTACTTTTAATGTTCCATTAAAAACAGCCCAGGATTTTTATCTTAATCTCACTGACATTGGTACTGTTGATCTCTTGACAGATCTAAAATTCAACGAAATCAATAATGTATTTGTCAATCAATTCTTAGCGAGCAATCCCAGCGGTATAGACGGTATCACCAATCTATCTGGTCGTACCGTAGTGTTTACCAATACTATCGCAGATCCACAGGACGGCGGATGGCAAGTTACCACACAATACGATCCGCTGGAACAGTCCGTTGATAACAATGGACTTCCTGGAAGTTTTGATAGTCTATTGTTTGATCAGACCGAAAACATTGTCGATCCATCTATACGATACAGCGTATGGCAGATTTCCTATGAAGGGAATCCTGAGAATCCTTACATGCGCCTTAATCCTATACAATCTGTGAACAAATTTGACAAATTCCGTATACAATTTGGAACACAGTGGGCCAGCACGTCTTGGTTCAAGAATTTCTCCGGTGTATTTGAAAAAATACCATTGATCACGGCAACACAAGATACACTATGGTATCGAGATGGTACCAACCCAGATATATTTGGTGAGATCAGGCTGGTCGACCAGCCCAGCAACAATCCCATTGACGTCAATGAAATCATTGGTGCTCAGAATTATACATCGCCCAATGGTGTGATATTCACCAATGGCCTTAAAGTACAATTCCGTGGACCCACGATTCCAGCTGGATATCAAGATCTGGAATATTATGTTGAGGGTGTAGGTACAGGCCCCGGCATCGACGAACGAGTCGGATTCGTGGACGGTGAAGCATATTACGGTCCTTATCATACCTATCAAGGTCAAAAGATGACTGGCGCTGCACACAGCAACACCACTTTCCAACAGTTCATATATGACACCGTCGAAGAGAGCGCGGTCAATGCAGGTGCTGGTGCCCCCGAAGGTGCGCCTTTGCCTGCTGACGGGATTTTAGGTGCTACCATTGGCAACGGTATCAAGCTCCTACCGGTGGCAGACTTTGTGACTCCAGAAACCTATACCAAGAGCAGTACTGTACCTTATGACAGCACGCCATACGATGCTGTACCGTATGATTCTAACTTGAACGCACCAGAAGTTCCAGATTATCTCACAATCAACCGTGCCAGCCGCGATCGAAATGCCTGGGCACGAAGCAATCGTTGGTTCCACGAACAAGTGATCCGGGCTACCGCAACCTATAACAATCAAGAGCCGGTGTTAGATAATGATTTCCGTGGAAAACGACCTATCGTTGAATTCCGTGCCAACATTGAATTGTTTAACTTTGGTACTCAAGGAAAAGAACCAGTTGATATCATTGATTTTTCTGCCACAGATGCATTTAGTAATATCAATGGGCAGACAGGATACTTTATTGATGGATATCCTTTCATCGACGGAAGCCGCGTAATTTTTGCCGCGGATTTAGATCCAGATGTCCGTAACAAAATTTACGTGGTCAATTTCATCGATCCTGATGGCGACGAAAACTCACCTAAGATCATCAACTTGGTACCCGCATTTGACAGCACAGTATATGTGGACCAGACCGTGGTATGTCTCAGCGGCAATACTCTTCAAGGAAAGAGTTTTTGGTTTGATGGACTTAACTGGCAAACAGCACAGCAAAAAATCAATGTCAATCAAGCGCCGCTGTTCAATGTGTTTGACATCAATGGTCACAGTCTTAGCGAGCGTGCGATATATCCCAGCTCGACCTTTGTCGGTTCTAAATTATTTGGATATGCGGTGGGCCCCGGAAGCATCTCTGATCCAATCTTGGGATTTCCGCTGAAATATTTGAATTTCAACAACGTCGGTGATATCGTATTTGAAAATTATTTTTACACTGATACTTTCTTATATGTCAAAGATTCTGTCAGCAACGAAGAAGCCATCAGCCAAGGATTCGTGCGTCAATACATAGACCGCACAGAATTCAGTGATCTCATTGGGTGGCAACCAGCAGCAGCAGAAAATCGAAGCCGCCAGGTGTTTAGATTTGTGTATGATGGTGAGCCACTGATATTGGATGTGCCGGTTGATTCTCGTAGTTCGTATCCGCCCCTGCAGATTTTCCAAGGCACAGAATTCATTGATCCCACAGAGTATACCTATGTGGTCGGTACAGACAGTACCACAGTGACACTGACAGTTCCTCCCGAAAATGGAACCATCCTTGAAGTGCAAGCGATCAGCGATGTTCCTAGTTCTGTGGCTTATTATCAAGTTCCGCTGAATCTTGAAAATAATCCTCTCAATGAAAACAGCGACGGATTTACCTTAGGTAGCATCCGTACACATTATGAGAGTATTGGACAGAATCTCAAAGATATACAAGGTCCCATAGTCGGTTCAAACAACACACGCGACCTTGGTGATATCCTGATTTACGGCGATAATATCGTACAACATTCAAGTCCTTTGAGTCTTGCCGGTCCTTTCCTCAGAGAAAAACAATATGAAGTAATTTCCGCTATAGAGTTTAACAGCCGAGAATACGAGAAATTCAAAGCACAATTGTTGGATCTAGCAAGCAAGGGAGACTTTATCAATTCGACTCCCACACAGGTTTTAGATTCGGTGATCGAAGAGATCAGCCTTGGCCGTACATCAGTGTCGCCTTTCTATTGGTCTGACATGCTACCGTCGGGTCAGAATTACATCGAAAATGTCTATACATACAGCCCAATCAGCACTCCGACATTTGATACGGTTTATTCCTATAACTTTGAATCCAGCAACTACCAAGGTCTTCTTGTGTACCTCAATGGTACGATATTGACCAAAGGTTACGATTATGATGTATCAACTGACAGCCGCACGTTGACTATCACGACCAGCCTATCAGTGGGCGATGTCATCGCCATCAGAGAATTCAACACTACCTACGGCAATTATGTTCCCAATACTCCTACCAAGATGGGAATGTATCCTGCCTTCAAACCAGAGATCTACATCAATGAATCATATCTGACGCCTACCAAAGTCATACGAGGACACGATGGATCTATAACAGTGGCATTCAATGACTATCGAGACGATGTGCTGCTGGAATTTGAAACACGTATTTTTAACAATCTCAAGGTATCCGGAGAGATTCCTTTAAATGGCTGGGAAGTCATACCCGGTCAGTTCCGTACCACACACTATTCTTTATCCGAGATCAACAATCTATTGGTCACGGATTTCCTAAGCTGGGTAGGTTGGAACAAATTAGATTACACCAGCCAGATATATCTGGCCAACGATCCATTTACATTCAATTACAGCCAGAGCGCTAACAAACTCAACGGAGATCCTTTGTTGGGCGCCTGGAGAGGTATCTACAACTATTTCTATGATACCATCACTCCTAATACTACTCCATGGGAGATGTTGGGATTCAGCCAGCAACCGGACTGGTGGGAAAGCTACTATGGTCCCGCGCCCTATACCTCGGGTAACTTAGTCCTATGGCAGGATCTAGCCAATGGTCTGGTAAGAGATCCTGCTGGCGAATATGTGTTGCCACAATATATCCGTCCCGGATTACTGTCGGTGATACCGTCGGGTAGCGAGGGCGCATTGTTGCCACCCATTGAATCTACCGTGGGAAATTATGATCGCACTAGCTTCCGCAGATCTTGGACATTTGGAGATGGTGGTCCAGTAGAATCTGCATGGCGCACTAGTTCTGCGTGGCCTTTCGCTGTGATGAGATTGCTGGCTCTTACCAAGCCAGCAAAATTCTTGAGTCTGCTCGCAGATCGTGATCGTTACAAATTTGATGCAGCCCTGGATCAATATCTCTGGGACGGGCGCTATCGTCTTGACGCTACCAAGTTGTCTCCACTTTACGGCAACGGTGTCAGCAAAGCCAGTTATATCAACTGGATCATTGATTATAACCGTCAGCTGGGAGCCAACAGCACCACAGCCTTGACCACAAGGTTGTCTAATATTACCATGCGCCTGTGCTGGCGTATGGCTGGATTCTCAGACAAGAAATATCTGAAGATATTTTCAGAAAGATCAACCCCTAATAGCCTCAACGCCGGTTTGTTGTTGCCCGATGAGAGTTACCAACTGCTATTGTACAAGAATCAACCTTTCCAGCAAACTGCATACAGTTCGGTGATCGTGCAGACCACAGATACCGGATATCAAGTGTTTGGTTACAGTACCACACGTCCTTATTTTGAAATATTATCTAGTAAACCCAATGGAAGATTTACCACCATCGCCACTGGTTCGCAGTCTGTGCGATTGGCGCTAGACCACAGCGACGATGTGGTGCGCATACCTTACGGCTACACCTTTACAAATGAGACCGCGGTGTGTGATTTCTTGTACAGTTACGGAATAATGCTGGGCACCCAGGGATTCGTTTTTGAAAGCCGCGAAAATGGCTATATCCTTAATTGGTCACAGATGGCACAAGAATTCCTGTACTGGAGCCAGCAAGGATGGGGACCAGGTTCGATCATAAATCTCAATCCAGCCGCCACACGCATCTCTATCACCAAACCCAATGCAGTGGTTGACAGCCTGCGCGAATTGCGTCCAGAGAATCTCATACTGAACCAGAACCGCCAACCTCTGCCCAGCGGCGAATTAGTGATCGAACGTCTGGACAACACGTTCACAGTCAACAGTCTGACATCGAATACCATCAATTATCTCAATGTGAGATTCACTGCCTTTGAACACCTGGTGGTGCTAGACAATGTTAGCATATTTGCTGATCTCATATATCAGCCAGTGACAGGCCTGCGCCAAAGCCGTATACAAGTTTCCGGCATCATCAGCGCCGATTGGAACGGCACGCTTAACGCACCTGGCTTCGTTCTTAATCAGGACAACATCCAGGAATGGGTACCAAATCAGACCTATGCCAAGGGCGAAATCATACTATTCAAGAATGAATATTGGTCTGCTTCTACCATCATCCAGCCCAGCCAAGAGTTTGATTACTCCTTGTGGATCAAGAGTGATTACGATCAGATACAAAAAGGTCTGCTACCCAACGCAGCCAATGCCAGCGATCAGTTAGCCACGGCTTACTCGATCAACAGCGCATCATTAGAAAGCGAAAACGATCTATTCAGTTATGGACTGATCGGATTCCGTCCTCGAGAGTACATGCAGGCCCTGAACCTTGATGACGTCAGCCAGGTCAATCTCTACCAGCAGTTCCTGGGCAGTAAAGGAACCAGACGTTCCGCAGAATTGTTTACTTTTGCCAACCTTGGTAAAGAGATAGCCGAATACGATATCTATGAATACTGGGCGATGTTGAAATCCCAGTACGGTGCGACGGCCAATAGAAATTACTTTGAACTGAGATTGAACGAAGCCTTTTTGCGCAGCGATCCTTCATTGATACAAGTGATACAGCCGCAAGAAGTCAGCCAGGCAGATCAGACAGTATTGTTAGAAAATGTCTGGAAGACCAGTACTGCATTGAACAGCACAAACATATTACCGACTATACTGTTCTCTGGCAATGACATTGGGTTGCCCAGTGCCGGTTACGCAAACTTTGAAGATGTTGATTTTACAGTATTTGACATCAGAGATTTTGCTGCATCGTCTGATTCACTTGATCAAAATCTTGACCAGCTAGGCATAGGTAGCACAATCTGGGCAGCCAAATCCAACGCATTTGATTGGAATGTCTATCGTGTAAATTCTGTTCCCGGCGACGTGATCTCAGTCACAGATAATCTCAATGGTCGGGCTCTTGTCACGTTTAACAAGCAACATGGATTATCCGTGGGTGCGTATGCGATCATCAGATTTTTTGACAGTGTAATTGATGGAACTTACCAAGTGCTGTCTGTTCCATCTCTCGATGCTATCACAATAGCCTACGCTTTTACAGGACCACAGACTTCGATCATCGGCGAAGGAGTGGCATTTACATTAGAGATCGCGAGAGTTGCTCAAGCATCCGATGTTTCTCTATTGCCTTATGCTAATGAACTTACCCCCGGCGCCCGTGCCTGGGTTGACAACAACGGTCAAGGTCGATGGACCGTTTTAGAAAAAACACAACCATTCTCATCTAATAGAACTATCGAACCGGATAGTCCCATACCTAACAGTGAATTTGGCTTCACGGTGGTCCAAGGATTCGACAATCTTGCAGCACTGGTTGGTGCTCCCGAGGCCGAACTGGTTTATACCTACGTCAAAGATGAAACCAACAACTACATTGAAAACCTACCTATTTCTTTAGACACTATAGATTCAGCTGGATTTGGTCAGAGTCTCAGCATGGGTGATCAGACTTGGGCTATAATTGGAGCCCCAGCAAGCCGGGTCAACCAAGGTTATGCATTGATAATTAATAATCCTCCAGCATCCAATGCCTTTGATAAATGGCAATTATTGGTTCGACCCGCTGGAAACCCCGACGATGAATTTGGTTATAGCGTCGCAGTTAGCCTCGACGAGCGGTGGATTTATGTTGGTGCTCCGGGAGAAAACAAAGTCTATGCTTACGGACGAGTAGATGTCCAAACTCAATTCGTCAAACAAATCACTGATGGGTCTTCATTTGTGTATTCTTTTGGTGATGATGTTGTAGTCAGCAACGGCACATATCTCAATGTCACCCTGGCAGGGAATCTATTAGTTGACAGTGTAGATTATACTGTTGATCTCGGCGATGGAACCATAACACTGACTTCAATTCCCACCTCGGGCCTGGAATTAATCATATCCAGAAGGATCACATCTTTACAAGTTTCCTCTGGAAGTCCATCTTTTAGTATCAGTAATGTATATGGATGCGATAGCCTTGATAGTTTTGCAGTATATGTCGATGATGTTATACAACGCCCAGGAATTGACTACATCTTGTCCGGCACAGACATTGTGTTTTTTGTAGCGCCATCTGTTGGTAGCGGCATACGTGTGCGTGCTGGCACACACTTTAAATATGTTGAAACCCTAGAAATACCTTCGGTTACCAAGTCCTATGTGTCGATAACAAACAATATACTAACTTTAGACAGCACTCTTGGTATCATACCTCATATGGAAGTCACAGGGACTGGATTTAGTTCCAATCAATATGTAACTTCGATATTGTCGGATACACAGGTACAACTCAGCTCCAATGCTGACATCACCCCGGCTGGAGCATTGACATTCGCTTTGCCGTTGGCCAGCAGATTTGGACACAGCATCCAATCAACCACTGACGGACGACAGGTGATGATTGGTATGCCTGGATCCGGAGACAACACCGGACAGGTTGTTGTATTTGATCGTGCTGTTCAACGATTCCAAGTCGGTCTGGTTCCGTCTAATTCATATACCACACAGCAGAGTCTTTCGGTTCCGGGCGAGCCCATCACAGTCATACTCAATGGCGAGTATCTGATACCAGATACCAATAACGTGGGTGGTCAGTATTCCATTGCTACCAACACAGTTACGTTAAACACCACCCCAAACACTGGGGATATCTTGCAAGTTGAAACCAATAATTTCAAGATCAGTGCGTCTATCATTGATAATTCTCCATCTGAAGGCGCAGAATACGGTTTTGAGATCGATCAATGTATCAACAACTGCAGTCTTTATATCGGAGCACCCTTTGACAGCACCAAGGTTGCTGAAGCTGGACATGTTGAATACCGGATCAATCAAAGCCGTGTGTTTGGTACTTTAACATCCAATGCAGTCAATCCAGTATTGATGCCCGGGGATTATCTTCGCGTCAATGATTACTTTGTCGAGGTCCCCGCTCCTTCTAACTGGGCAGGCTCTGGTGGCAGCAACGTACAATGGTCGGTGAATTCTGTGGTCACCGACAGCGGTATATTATATCAAGCCCGAAATTTAGTACCAATTGGTACTGCGATCACTGATACTGTTTATTGGAAAACCATCAACTGGCCTACCGCATTGAGCTTGGCCATTAACACAGGGGTCAACGGACAGAACGTCCCCAATGTGATCGCTGGGCTGACTCCTGACATTGAGTACACCGGAGATGGTACTAACACAGTATTCAGCACTGGAACGCTTTATTCTGAAGGTGACACGACCTTGGTCTATGTTGATAACGCAGTATCTTCTTACAGCTACGATAGTGCCACACAGACCATCACATTTTCCGCGCCCCCAGGAGATCAGCAACAGATACGCATCGTTGGCGCGAAACTGGTCCTGTCGATAAAGAATGTCCAGGCCGCAGATCCCACAAGCAAACTCACTGTATTGCCTGGTGTTGGCGATGTCTATTATAATCTAGATTGGAAAAATTTTGCTTATGTGCAAACCATCGAGAGTCCGATACTGCAAAGATATGCGCACTTTGGATCCAGTATATCCATATCAGATACTTCAACCAATCTCATAGTTGGCGCACCAGATGCCACTGCTATCGAGTCTACAACATTCGACAGTGGTCGCACTGCGTTTGATGCACAGAGCTTGCGATTCCTAGATCCGGTGTCGCAAAGTGGAGTGGTTTACACATATGATCTCTTGCTGTCTGCCAATCCTAGCGTGAACAATCCACAAAAATTTGTGTTTGGTCAGCAGATTTACAACACCGATATTGAATCATTTGATCGTTTTGGTACAGCAGTTGATTATGTCACTGGAATATTGTTGATCGGTTCGCCTGGCGCCAGATCCATCACTGAGTTCCGCAACCCCAATCGCGTTCCCGCATGGTTGCCAATACGAGTACAACAGCCGGTGGTTGATATTTCTCTGATCAATACTTCGTTCCTATACGATCGTATCAGCGGAGAACCCAAGCAGTATCTTGATTTCTTTGATCCTTTACAAGGCAAGCTCTTGGGCGCAGTCAGACAGAATATCGACTACATTGGTGCCATTGATCCTGCTGCTTACAATGCCGGTCCAATTAACAACTATGGACAACGATGGTCGCAAGATCGAGTAGGCCAGGTTTGGTGGGACACAGAAAACGTCAGATTTGTTGATCCCAATCAGGATGACATAGTCTATGCGAGTCGACGCTGGGGACAAGTGTTCCCGGGCAGCACAGTGGATGTTTACCAGTGGATAGCCAGCGATGTACCACCGTCTCGATATACCGGTCCCGGCACGCCGCGTAGTTCAGTCAGTTACAGCGTGGTATCAACGATCAACGAACAAGGATTGTTCACTACACAGTATTTCTTTTGGGTCAGCGGAGTTCGCACAGTAAATCGAGCTGCCAAGAAGACACTCAGTATCGAGACTTTGACACGATATATCGAGAATCCTCGCAGCAGTGGTATCACTTATATCGCTCCTATAAACGCTAGTACTACCGCTATCTACAATGGATTACCTTACATCTCTGCTCAAGACACTATCATACACATAGAGTATGACCAGACCTATAACGAAGATGCTGTGCATGCTGAATATCATTTGATCTCGCAAGATCGTGAAGATGGATTCTTGACGCAGGGATTGTATCGAAAACTCCAGGACAGCTTCTGCGGAGTTGACACCGTGGGCAATTTAGTGCCGGATCCTTTCCTACCTATTAGCGACAAATATGGTGTGAACTTCAGACCTCGCCAGAGCATGTTTGCTGATCGATTCTTGGCGTTGAAGAACTATCTCCAACAGGCCAATACGGTCATGCTCCAGTACCCAATCGCTGAAAGCCGTGTGTTCCCGTTACTACTAAGCCAAGAGCCTGAACCTTCTGAATCGTCCGAGGCTTGGAATTTCCGCGTGGCCAACATCACTGAATTGAGTTATCAGAATCTAGCCGAGGTTCCGATAGGATACAAGTATCTCGTGGTCAGCGATAGTACCAACAACGGTCTTTGGACTATCTACGAAGTACAAGGTGGGACATTGGTGGGAAGTAAAAATCTGGCGCTGATACGTGTGCAGAATTACAACACCAATCAATATTGGGAATATGTGAACTGGTTTGCTTCCGGTTATAGCGAGCTAGATCTAATAGCCGCCGAAGTCCCTACTTATTCTGCGTTAGAAACGATCACTGTGGCCAACCAAAGTCTCGTCAAAGTCACTGCCAATGCACAAGGCAAATATGAGATCTATCTTTATCAAGACGCTACCTGGATTCGGGTAGGATTGGAAGATGGTACCGTGCAAATCAAGTCAAGCATTTGGGACTATACTATCTCCAGCGCACGATTTGGGTTTGACGTTGAAGTTTTTGACGCACAGTATTTTGACCAAGAGCCAGTGATTGAAACACGCAAGATCATACAATCGTTGAATGAAGAGATATTCATCGACGATCTCGCTATCGAGCGTAACCGCTTACTGATCTTGATGTTTAACTACATCCTGACTGAGCAGATCGCACCAACTTGGTTGACGAAGACCAGCTTAATCGATGTAGATCACACTATACGACAGCTTGAACCTTATCAGATCTATCGTCAAGACAATCAGGACTTTGTATTGAATTATATACAAGAAGTCAAGCCCTATCACACACAGATCAAACAATTCAATCTCGTGTATGAAGGCAACGATATCTACGACGGCACAGTCACGGATTTTGATTTGCCAGCATATTGGGACGCTTCACAAGGGTTGTTTATCAGCCCGATATTGGACGATTCCTTCCCGCCAGTTTTAAGTACTACATCAAGCGTGCCCAGCACCAGCGAAGTCTGGCAGACCATACCATGGAGCCAATGGTATCAGAACTATTTGTTGGCCATCCAATCTGTGGCGGTTTATAGAGGCGGCACTGGTTATGTCACAGCCCCGGAAGTAGTGGTCACAGGTATTTGGCAGACTGCTCCAGAATTACGAGCCCGGATCAACAGCGCCGGATCTGTGATAGGAGTCGATATCGTCGTCCCGGGTTCTGGGTTCTTGGGAACTCCGCAGATCTCGTTGGTGGGAGGATTGCCCGAAGCCCAACCATGGCAGGCATCAACATTGGTATTGTCTGGTCGTGTAATCGAGACTCCTGAAGGACTAGTTTATAGCGTTTCAAGCACCGGCGTCACCGGGGAAGTTCCGCCCACAGATACCACAGGAACGACAAATGGTACAGCAGTACTGAATTATCTTGGTACCAGAGCATTGGTCGTCCCAATCATGGGAGGCCAAGGCATCGGTGTTGATTATAGCATGATGTCAAGAGATCCAACTGACCAATACTATAATTTGGTAAGATCTCTGTCAACTACCATGAAATTTGACAGATATCAATACAGCAGTGACATCGTCGAATGGCAGGCCAACGTCACATATCCAGCCGGCGCCCGAGTAAGATACAACAACAGAGTGTGGTCAGCCATAGCCGAAATAAACACGCCTATATTTGAATTTACGGATTGGACATTGATAGATGCATCCTCACTGAGCGGTGTAGATCGTACCATCGGTTACTATGTGCCGCAGGCAGACATGCCGGGATTAGATTTAGCTTTGTTGATGACAGGTATCGATTATCCGGGTGTGCAGGTATTCGGCCCCAACTTTAACCAAAATACCGGATTCGATGTGGGCAATTATGACATCAATCCTTTTGACAATATTAGTTTTGGACCAGAGGGCCGTCCTACCTACGATCCTGCCATCCTAGATGCTGCATATGAAAGTGCATTCACAGATTCTTTCTTGGGAACAAGACCCACAGACATCAATGTCGACGGCGGCGAATTTGTGGATACCTACGAAAGTCATGCACCTGAAGAATTGATACCGGGTATCATATATGATACTCTGGACATGAGAATCTTTACAACAGCAGGGTCTGATTGGTTAGGCAACGGCCATGGATTTGCTATCAAGAGCGAGAAATTTGTTTGCGATACTTTACCATACACCTTGAGTTATGCAGGATTGGTAGATTACCCAGCTGAAGTTGGTGTTATCAACGAAACAGTCGGTGCTGCGCTTGCTCGAGACATTAATTTTACTGTTGATTGGGTCAACCAAACTGTTACTGTGATCAGCGGCAG